ATCATAGCAGCGCAGCTCGAGCAAGGAAGCAAAGTACATGCTAAAATTCGGCATTCCCCTCTTTTTACTAAAGATAACAAATTTACTTCAGCATGTATAACAAAAGGTCTTCTGCAATCTCTATTGTTCCAAAAATCATTAGTCTGAACAATTCCGCTAGCTAGCCCATTATAAGCTACTCCGATTACCCTATTAGAAAAATCTAATGCACAAGCTCCTACTTTAACGTAAGGATCCTCACTTCTTAAAGCACCAACTTCTGCAATCCTTAATGCATATTCTTCCCACGAAATTCTAGAAGATTTATCATTCATCCTCTTCGTCATCTTCTACGTCGTCTGGATATTTAATTGAAACGTCATAGTTAAAACGTTCTTTCATTAAGACTTCAAGAGCTTCATTAAAGCGTTCCTCGAATTCTATTTGTTTATTATCAGGAACAGAGCGCATTACAGTTTCAAACAATACTGTAACAAATGACGCTAATACTCCAGGACAAATATCGCACTCATCGATTACTTTTACTGCAGGATGAACGTCTTCATAGACTCCTAACTCAAATAAAGGCTTGTACCCTCTAATCTCATCACTTGACATCAGACTCCTTTATAAATTTACTAACAATATTACAAATAACTTCATTTACCGATACGTCTTGTTCAACTGACTCTGCTATCAACATTTCTAATACATTTCTAGACCATTCTGAGATGTCTAAATCTAATGTTGCATATTTTTTAAGAAGAATTCCTCCATCATCAATCTCACAAGAAAATTTGTCTCCAGCTTTAATGTTTAATTGAGCTAGTTCATCTTCAGTAAATTGAACAAAACATTCTTCAGAGCGTTGTACTGTTTTTTTTATCATATTTATTCGGTTGTTATTTTTAATGTCTCCCCTTCATTTAATCTAAATCCGCATGCAAGCAAAAAATTCTCAAACGCCTTACAAGCTTCTGTTAAATTGCATTCTGCATTTATTTCGTAGCAAATTTTTGTTTCTGGAGAACTTAACTCAGAAAAGCTTTGTCCAGCATTGTAGTAAACAAATTTAATTGAACCTTGGGAATGTTCTGAAATACAATTCATAATTTAAATAAAATATCTTGTAATAAAATATTGAATTGAAGAGAACATTCTAGAGATTTTATAGCTAACGTTTGCGACTTTTTTCCAAAACCATTTCCATCCGAGATATGATAGAACTGATTTTGTTTTAAACCACAATTTAGATTTTTCTTCTTCTCTTTTTTTGTCCCATTCATGCATTCTAACTGAAGATGATTTAGTCTTTTGCATGTTAATAAAATCAATTTTATCTAATTTACCATAAATGAAATATGCCCGAAAATCTACAAATGCATCTTCTTCATCTGTAATGCTCACGTCCGTATAAAAGCTAATTGTGCCGTGATGTTCAATTTTTTTGTCATATACATTCTTAGTTACAACATCTTTCCAAAAATCCCAGGATTTGGCTCCTTTAGCTTTTCTTTCCTCTTCTGTGTAAGGAATGTATTCTTTCTCTTCAATGTGTTCTAAGAGCTGACCGTCTTCTGATATTACATAATTTCCTAAATAATTTTCTAAATCTTTTGTTTGAAATTCCTTAGAAGACCAATCTACATTTAAACCCAGCAACTCTTGCGGTACAGGCAAAGGATATTTGCAATTAATGTAGTCGAACATTCCCATAAAAATTACTTTACTCCCTTATTCAGTTTGGTCCACTGTTTATATATTAAATCTATAGATTTTTTTAAACTAGTTGTAACAGACGGTAATTCTAAATTAAGCAACTTAATTTTTTCAGTAGAAATGATGCAGTTACTTCGTTTTGCTTTAAGATTAAGTTCTAATTCAGAAATAAATTTCCATTTTTTGTTTGAAATACCTCGTTCTTTAAGCATGTCTAACACGGTAAAATTGTCAACTGACCCTGTATTTACTACATTATAAATTCCAGTTTGTGGGAGTTTGTCTGATAAGTCTGTAAATTTGTCCACAAATACTAACAGATCATCAACGCATGTTATAGAGTTTTGATTTGAAGTTATGTTATCATAGTTTATGAGTTTAAATAAGTAGTTTTTTGGTTCATAAACCCCGTTAAAAGGCAGTCTAATTCTGAAAATATGCCTTTGCATAGAACTAGATAATCTTTCAAAACAATCTTTAGTTTTAGAATAGAATGAAGAACCGTAACAATCTATACCAAGATTAGGCACATCTTGTTCGGTAAAAATTTTTTCATAACCTTCATATAAACATCCTGTAGAAAAATGTATTATTGGTATGTTTATGTTATTACACACCTTAGTTAGGTGCAAGGGGACTAAGACATTGTAATTGAAGCAATCTTCTTTATGATCTTCACAGCTATCTATGCTTGGATTGCCAGTATACGCTGAGCAGTTTATTACCCAATCAATTCTGCCATGATATGTTTCATTGTGCTTTTTAAGCAAAAGCTCAAAGTTTGCTGGGTTAGTGTAATCTAAATCTGATTTGGATATATGGACTACATTGTTATTGTTGGATTTTAGGTATGAAGCTAAATATGTGCCAATATATCCTTTGCCTAAAATTAATATATTTTTATTCATGGAGGTCTAACATAAAGTGCAGCAATTCTGACGAATTGTGATAATAATTGCAGCTCATCCAGTCTCTACTCTGTACGCTATCGTCATATTTTTGTTCTTCTTTTTTTAATTGAGCTTGAAGAGTGCTTTTATAATTTTCGTTTAGCTTAGGCTTTAACTCTTTTAGCCATTCTAGAACTTCTTCATCTGTTAGATGAAAGACTAATGAAGAACCATCATGTGCAGATTCGTAATTAAATTCAATTTTAACTTCTACAGACGGACCACATTCTCCAAACATTTTTCCTGAAACATCAGAGTAGTGAACGCTTTCCTCTCTTTCGGCCGGCTTTATAACTTTTTTCACATTAAGACTATACTAGAGAGAGTAAACATTTCAACAAAAAAAAAGACCCGGTATTTCCGGGTCTTTTTAATTTTATATATAATATATGGTGTATTAAGCAGTTGGTTGAGGACTGACTTGATTGCGGAGGGAAGGAAGTGGTGCAGCAATGTTACTTGCTCTGTTCTCTGCTGTGCTGTTGGAACCGCCCGTTACTCTCCAGTATTGATATGCAATGGTTGCAGTAATCGTTACGATTGCTCCATTATCTTTAATGTCGTATTGAGCGTCGCTAAGAGTTTTGACATACATTCCATAAAAGTCATACTGACGAATGTTTTTCCTATCGTCGGTAAATTTAGAGCCTTTGTCATATAATGCTAAAGACATAATACTAGCAGTGCTTGGGATTCCGTATTCGCCAGTTGATGTGTTGTCGTCCCAAACTTGTCTGAGAGCTTCTTCGAGCTGACCACGTATTTGATAATGCAACGTTGTTGATTGATTTTCCTGGTAATGCTGCTGTTTCTACGTATACTAATTGATCGTCATCAAGAAAGCTTGTATTGCCGATTTGCAGAAGAGAGAACTGAAAAACTCTCGCGAAATCTCTTCTGATTGCATTGTCGTAGAAGTCTGTTAAATTTCTTTTAGTTGAGGATGCCATATATTTTATTTATTGTTGATTGTTATATTTGACGGGTTAAGTTGATTAAACTAATTCTGTGAAGTTCTGTCCAGTGCGTGTTGCAATGAAGTTTACTAAGATAAATTCAGCAGTTCTAACTGGTTTGATGTAGATGTCCACAATAAGCTCGTTTTGATCAATTGTATCAGGAGTGTTATTTCTAGAGTCTACTACAATCATATAGTCATATAATCCTTGTGAATATTTTGCATATGCAAAAATTGGATCTATAACTGCTTTTACACGAGCTCTTGTTAAGTCTGTGTTTGGTTCAAACACAAAGTATTTAACGGTTCTTTGAACTGCGCGTTCTAAGAATAAGAATAATCTACGAACGTTTACGCGATCAAATGCTGAAGGTTTCTTTTGTAGTGTTTTTTGTCCCATTACAACATAACCGTCTCCGTTAAAAAATACGACTGGGTTTGTTCCGATCTCATATAGTCTATCTCTTTGCTTTTGATTTGGGTTTAAAGCTACATCTAAGCAGAGGAATGTTCCTCTTGTCATACCAGCTGGAGCTGCCCAAGGATTTTCGACTGCATCTGTTCTAGCATAAATAGCAGCTGCATATCCTGAGAAAGGAACCCAAAGTTTTCTTCCAGTGAATAAATCGCTGATTTTAATCCAGTTTGCATACATTGCTGTATAATTGGATTCGATTGATGCTTGCTTTCTTAAAGGTGAATAAATATCATCTGTAAATGTTTTAGACTTTAAATCAATTGTTTTGGAGTCTCTTCCGTTTACGAATGTTTGACGTAGCGGATCGACGATTGTCATGCAATCCTTACGAATGTTTTGCGAGAAATTTATTAACATATTCGCAACAGACTGCCAATTTTCTAGTAAAGCTGGTGCTTTTGGATCGGCAACGTATGTCTCGTCATTAAATGATGCAACTCCAGGAGTCTCTGTACATGCATATATAGTTGAAAGACCTCCGTCTGTTACTACATCGATTGTTACGTCGTCGATTGCTTCTAAAGTTCTTAATGCTCTGTCGAGCTTTCCTGGAACAACACCAATTATTTTGGCGTCATCAGCAGCACGAGTGTTAGGCGAAAACGTTCCTACAGGAAATAACGCTTTAGCTTCGTCATCAACGGCAATTCTTGCAGTAGGCTCCGACTTGCTTGCAACAGACCAAACGAAATCATTAGAAACTTTTGGATTAATGAAAATTTTAAAAGCTGGAGAAGCGTTGTTAATAATGTCTTCTAAGAAAGAACTTACTGGCATACCTCCTCTTTGATTAGCTACTCGTCTGTTTAGGTCAAATGAGCCAATATATCTTTCCGTAGTACCTAAAGTTAGTAAAGAAGGATCTACAGTAGAGCGTCTAACTTTAAAGAGACCTAAAGAAATGTGATCGTGAAAAGAAGGAGTTTCATATCCAACGAAACCAACTTTTTCTAGTGATTCTGAAACTGAGGTTATTCCATTATC